GTTAATATAGCAAAAACTAAAGGAATGGCCCCTAGTGGTCACTTCTTAGAGTTTGTATCAAGAAATAGTTGGAATGGAGACGATTACTCGCCCATTTCCCCTAATCTTGTATCAAAATCCCTGAAGCAACCCTTTTATATTCCAACTTTAGTTGGACATTTGAAAGAACGTTTGCCAAATCAAAAAGTTCCCACTCTTGAAGCAATCCTGGATTGTTCACAAGAGTATGCGAATTCAAAGGAAAAGTTCGAAGCACATAAAGTGTCGACAATTCAACTAATGAAAACGTATAACGAACTGTCTCACACCAATATCATTGATATTGAAAGTGAGGTGGAGGTTCCTAACCTAGATAAGCTTCGCTTATCTATCATTAAGAAAATTCTCCAACTCTCCGCTAGCAGGGTAAACCTGATGTCTAGTGGAGATGATATTGAAACGGCAATGGAACATTTCAACACATTCATCAATGATGAATATGAAGATAAGTGGTTATATTTCATTGAGCAGAAATTTTCTCTTAAAGAGATAGAACTTTTCAATTACTATGACCAGTTCCACCGTATGTCACAAGGGATTAGTGAAGAAGCAATGAGCGAGGGCCATATTTATGGTGATCTCGTAACTGGCAATCTTCACGGACCTATGGATCAGTCCTACGGTCTATATCCTCCTTATTATTCAAGTGATGGAATTATCCTATCTTGTCTAATGGAGGCAAAGTGTAAGCTTGAGGGGGTCAAGATCATTTATGATCTGAGCTCGTCATCTCCGAAAAATTCCCGACCTATGGTCGAGTTATTAAAGAGTTTCAAACAATGTTTGAAAGAATCTTTGGATAATGAATTTAAAACGGACCTTTCTCCAAAAGAGAAGTACGCTTTATCTACACTAGGGCTTAACAGATTGTATAAATCGATCCAGGATCGACTCCAATCTTGTCAAGATATAGGTTAGACCATACCGCCAAAAAAAGGACAGCACAGTCTTGAAAAGCAGTCATTAAGAGC